GCCTCCAAAGGATGAATCATGACCCTAGAATACTTCTTACTACTAACGCTAGCTATAGTGCTGGCCAATATCATCAGTGAACTTATACTGCCGCATTAGGTTGAGGCTGCATCATCTGCTGCTGTTGTAAATCCAACTCCCTATCACGCTGACGTACACCATGATGATCAATCTCACGTTCATGATGCCCCTGCTCAATGTCATGAAGATGACGTAGCATCTCAACTTTAGCTTGAATAGCTCCCATATCCATACCTTCAAGCTCTTTGAGAACCTTAGCCATGTTCAGAAGCTGCGCTGTGGACTCTTCTTCTGCCCGCTGCTTGCGTTCTGCACTTATAGCCTCATCTAAGTGTATCTTGTTTAGGCGCTCAGCAGCAAGAGCCTGATCGCTTTGTGCTTTAGCCTCGATACCTTCCGTTGTGACCTGCATCTGCTGATCTTGGATATCCATCTGGCGTTGAATAGCCTCTTGCTCTTGTTTAGCCTGTGCATCAAGGATCTCAGTAAGCTCAGGACGGCAATGTAGGCTTGATTTCTCGATGATGAGACTATCAGGTATAGGCATGCCCATCTGTTTTAGCGTAGTAAGCTGCATGAACTCTGTCTGCTTCTGAGTATTGGTCAGGAGGCCTTCTTCTACAACCACATCGTATCTTGAGAAGGATTGGCTGTAGAATTCAGGTGTAGGCTCTTTCTTAGTGATTAAGCGTATCTTCTCAGGGCTATAGTTCACCTGCATTAGCTTCATAACCTTTTGGCCGAGTATCCTTTGACTTTCAGCAAGGTTATCAAAAACCCCGCGAAGGGAGATAAGACCTGCAGCCTGTCGCATTTTGGCGAGGATGGCAGCGGTTTCAATTTTCTCATTCTCGGGCATCCCGAGCATTTCGGGATTAATACCCAGAATATTCGGGATAATCTCATTGAACATCTCCGTAAGTAGCATTTGTCCTTGTGGGATATCTGGAGGCATAATCCTCTGAACATCTTCCATATTCGCGTCAGGGCGAATGAACACCACCTGTCCATTGCCCGACTTGAATAGGGATGAGGTATTGGTTACTGCGCCAGTTTTCGCTATCCAACCGGAGTTTAATTGAGAGTCCAATAAATCAACATGGCGAGAAATGCGCTTATTAAGCTCAGTTTGAGGATCTCGGATATAACGTACGATCCCTTGCAGTTTCCAAGTATATAGGTCGTAACTAGGAGCGTAATCGCCACCGAATATAGGCACGCAAGGATAATCATCGAGACCCCAAGGATCTTTTCCATAATAAAGTAATTCTCCTTCTACGATAATACCCAGCTCAACAGTCCTGACAGGCTTACGGATAATTTGGAGATTAGGATGTATTGCCTGTAGGAAGCGTAGTCGCTCTCTTGGCCCTTTCCATTCTGTAGTCTCTCCAGACTCCATGTCGACCAGAACATCTCTAATCTCCCATTTTCTACGCCAGTATTCGGTGTAGTTTAACAGCTTTTGCATGCCCCAGTTTCTGGCAAAGCTCATGTACGTAAATTTATCGTCTCTATTGCCGTAAGGAAGGCTATTTATGCGATCTTCCTGATCAGGCAGCAAAGAAATGACGGTCGTCCTATCGAGGTACTTACGTCTAGCCCAAAAGGAACAGTCCGACATGTCCTTCTCGAAGAAAAAAGGATCCCAGATGCTGTCATTCCAGTTCGTGATGTTGAATTTAACATCTCCATTGACGGGGTCTCCTCTATAGTCAAGATATGGGCATATCCAAGAGATTCCTGTGACGAGTGAGTCCCTAAAGGCCTGTGATAACTTGTCATAGCCAGCCCCCGAGGTCATTATGTACTGCATTACATCCGTCATAATCTCTGCAGTAGGCTCTGAGGCGTCCTCTATCGGGCTTATCTTTGTTGCTAGGCGATTCTCTCGCTGTATGCCCTCTATAAGGTTGACGAGGCGTCTAACCATATTATACGTGAAGCTAGAACGGCGTTGATTATTGAGGTAAGAGATCTCTTCGAGAGACCATTGATTGCCGAGGCTATAACTGAGGTCACGATAGGCTTCGGCATAGTATGTATTAAGTTGCTGATAGGCTCTTTCATAGTTTTCACCGAACTCCTTTATGATATCTTGATGGTCTTCGAGTGACTGTGACTTGGATTTAGTCTTATATTCACGAAGAAATTGTTGCGCATCATCTGAATAAGCAGACATAGGACTTGACATAGATTGCCTCAAGTAAAATTTGAGTGTATCACAGCAGGGAAAATCAGTCGAAGTTAATCTTTAGTCACTTAACTCATTGCCAGTTTCTATCTCTATGTCAAGCAAAAGTAAGCCGTTATCTTTTGGGTCGTCTTAAAACCAAGGATTGCATGAAAAATTACAACTTTAAGTACTGTTATAACGACCAGCGCACTCCTGCGCCTACCGGTGGTACCGGCTTGCTTACAAACTTATTTATTTTTTTGCTTGTGCACCGCTGTTTCCAGCCTGTCACGCTTGGCATCGAGCTTCTTATCCTCTTTTAGGAGGCCTTTAAACTCTTTCTTAGTCTTAGATTCAATTGCTTTTTCACTCTTTTCTAATTTCTTATCCATATATTTCCTTTTAAATGTAAAATCCTCTTGGCCAATACTTCTTTCGTCCTTGGCTCTTCTCACTTGCATAGATGATCACCAATGACGCATCCTGAGCTGCGTCCATTGCAGATTGCATCTTAGGTTGTGCTGGGCCTGTCCTGTCGTCTATTGCAGGTGCTGGTGTCCTTGTAGGAGCTGTGGGACCATACTGTGGTACGTAGACTGTGCCTTTCAGATCGGCCTCTACTGCCTGCTCAGCTACTGAGGCTTCATATAATACTTCTTCGGCTACTTCTCTCTCCCAGGGAGTGCAACTTGCCAGCCCTAGGCATGTGCCAATAATTAACAAACTCTTAAGTATCATTGTGTACCTTAGTTTTTAAGTGTTCTGCCCACGACTCATCTTCACATGGTTTGGTATCAAGAAATTTCATTCCGCCTAATTTTCTAGCATCATTCCTAGTACATTGTTCTCGAAATATGCGCTTATCTAGCTGGTGCTTATCAACAAGAAATTCTTTTTCATCAGGATGTTTTCTGATATAAGCATTGAATTTCTCAATATCCCTATAGTCATTGATGTCTTCAGGATAACGAGCGGGAACCGTTACCATTCTTCTGTTCGTTCGATCAAGGTATGCCCATCCCGTCATTCCTCATCGTCTCCATAAGCAATATTAAGGCATTCTTCTAATCGGTCTCGCAGGCATCGAATGTCAGTGAATATCCCCTCAAGTCCATGTATTTCACCATATTCAATTTTGTCATGGACAAACTTCTTCCATGGCTCGAAACCATGCTTAGAGTCTGTGTTTTCAAAGATGCTATGGTCTAATACATCCTTTAGCAGAACGGAAAGCCTGCCTAAGTCTTCTAGGCGCTCACGTTTTGTCATGGGCTTGGCCAAGTTTTAGTGGGTGCATTGTTCTGGTTAAAATTGCCTTGAGGTATCTGCTGAGGCCCACCAAATTGGTTAGGAAACTGCCACGGAACGCTTCCACGGTTACTTATGAGTGGCTTTGGTATGCTTACTGTTTTTGGCATCAATTATCTCTCTTATTAGCGTTTATCAAAATATAACTCACTATCAGCATGCCTATCATAGTGCCTATCGTGCTGGCGATCATTGTGATAGTTAAGTCAGTCATCTTCCCTCACATGCCATTTAAGACATAAAGTATGTTTACATGATGCTGGATGTTTTATAATAAATTGATAGTGATCAAGATTTACCGTATCGATTGTGTTACAAAACTGTAAAAATTCATCTATCAATTGTCCTTTATAGAAACCTAACATTTTATTAAATTCTTCTTCTCTATCAAAACAAGTTATTAAATATCCATACCAATTAGGATTACCACAGGAATATGGTTCAATCGTCCAGACAGTCATTTTGGTATACCATGTTCTGCTTTTATAGCCTCTCCTATAGCGTTTTCGGAAAGGCTATGCTTCTTGCCGTCTATTTCGATTTCCCACGCTCCAGAGGCTGTTAGAGTAGGCTCAGAGGCGCTGTGCACCTTTATGGCCGTCGGCGTGATCTCTATTATCTCAGGCTGCCTTTCAGCATGCTTGTGCTCAACTTTACGTACCCTCCAAGGAAAACAACAAGTCCTCGGGCAGCACTCATTGCAGTTGCATGAGTTTTCGAGCTCTACAGAGCTTCTCGCTTCAACTTTATCAACCAGACTTAGCGTCATAGGCACCTCCTAGTCCTTGTCTCGGATAATATACCATAGTACGATTAACGCAAAGGATATAGCCAGGGAGGTTATAACCCCAAATATTAGGTTTATCTGAAAACTATCCACAATACCCCCACAAAGATCATTATACCGATCAGATCTGCTGTATCTACGCCGATCATATGCCCCCACAGCGCATTACAAGGCTGCAATATGGGTAGAATATCTGCCTCTGATTCGGCCACCAAGGAACAGGCCTTGCATGTATCCATGGGGCTGGCGGTCTCGGTATGTAGTTAGTTTTTGTCATACTTTCACCATAATATTATATATATCATATACATGCTCCGCCGTGTATTTATCTTCTTTTGATAATTTGGGCCACAATCTATGTTTAACTATAGATATATGATGACTGTCTGAAAAACGTAATGGCATATCAGAGTTTTTATTATCCTCATACGCACGCCCTAAAGCATACCCTATAGCATCCATTACAGCTGAAAAGCTAGCATCGCATCGTCCACAGAAATTATGTCTATACTTTTCAAAGAGTTCCCCATCCGCTTTACAGCAATCACACTTTTTCATATCTTTTTCTCCATTCAGTCCAAAATTCATCATACACACTTTTGGCAACTTCACACGTACTAAAACCTATATGAATTCGCGTGTCTGGATGTAAATAAATATGTATCTCATTCTCATGGACGACAAGAGCCTTTAAATTATCTATTTCAAAAATGCAGGTCTGTATCCTAGTCAGTCCCATCTTTTATCCCCCATAGCTCTTTTCCTCGGTCGTGACGTTTGTTTTGTACAACACGTTAACATTTTTCATCTTGCCGTCTTTTAGATAAGCAAAGCCTTTCATGATCTCGGCCCATAGAAATGCCTAGGCCATTGTGGGCCAGGGGCTTTGCACCACATAACTTGCACGTTCTCAAACCAAAATGGTGCTATTGGTATGTGCTTTTGGACTGATACTGTCTTGGTCATTGCCTCTCTCCGTATTTCATTAACTTATCTTTAGCATCCTTGAGGAATACTATGCTAACATAAATTGAATCCTGCATGTTCTTCGGGATATCTTTGTAGCTAGCATCATCCATCACACGGAAAAGGTTAAGCTCGATAAGCTCTAACCTATTCATGATGTTGTTGAATTGCTTTAGTTCAACGTCGTGAGGTGTCATCTTCCTATAGGCCCCTGCGGAAAGTACTGATTAGGAGGAGTTTGCGTAATAATAGTGCTAGGCATTGGCCACTCTTGCCAGAATGTCTTAGGTCTAAGACTTGGCGGTGTCAGTACTGTTTTTGTCATACATACCTCGTGATATTATTAAGACATTCATAAGCCCTCTTTAAACATATTAACGCCTATCCACCCACATGCCAAATAAAATATTGTCTAAGTCCTCAAGCTCTCGCGAATTATTGCATGATTGACAAAGACTTATCAGGCTTATGATTAACGCTAAAAGTGAAATTATTGTTCTAATCATGCGGTTGCTCTTTTTGCCACACTATAACATTGTCATAAGATTATAGCAAGCTATTTGTATCCACCGGCCCTTCAAGTGAACCTCGGTTGGTATTTGTCCATCAATTGTTCTACTTCTGTGTCCGAAATAAGTCGTAAGCCAATTTTATCCATGCCCACTGCAAGATATCGTAGGGCATCTGCCGCGTGGGAATGCTCATTGTGATTTGGCCTAGATGACCAACAGCCATGCGCTGTGTTCCACATCCGCTTATAATTGTCGAGGTGATGTATGCCCTTGGCGCACTTAGTTTCGTCAAACCAGAAGCGAATAAACAGTAATCTCGTGGCGTTGATGCCATCATCTATACCAACGTCTGTCGTAAGCGTGAAGTTGAACCCAGCCTTACGTGCTGTTTCTATCCTTGTAAACCCTGAGCCATATTCTGTTGTGTTAGCATCGTGAGGCACCAAGTGAGTGCCATAGATATAATTTTTAGCCTTCAGTAGCTTGAGATAATAGGGAAGAGGTTCACCAGACCCCTCAATGTAATCAAATATATGTATCTCTTGGCCCTCCATCTGAAAGAACCAAATTACCGTGTCATCTGAGTAGCCCAGATCCCAGGCTGTATGCACTGGCAAGCCTTCATTATAGAACACATTGCTTAACCGTCCCTGCATCCTTGCTAACGCTAGTTGTTTGTGATAATAAGCGCCGTCTGTAGCTGCTTGGAATGACTCATCAGGAGTAGATGGATACTCACGTTTCATGTCGTCTTGCTGAGTCTTTTCCGTAGCTACATACCATTGCTTTTGCTGTAAACTAACTTTGATGCCTAAAGATGCTAAGCTCTCGAAGTATTTAGCCATTGAATCATCTATGCCAACATGCTCATTAAGCGTATACAGAGGCTCTCTATGCCACGGAAAAAAATGAAACTTATAATCTAGCTTAGTTAGCTTTTTCCCTTGCTGCTGTAGGCTTTGTGCTGTCTTGCACATATCGTAGAAATCACCATCCTGTCCCTCAGCAGTAGATTCGATGCAACAGAACTGACCAGCTGCTAATGTGTTCAAACTACCTGTGATAATCTCGCGTGCTTTTTCAGGATAGTGAGCGCAGATCTTGCCAAACTCTGATATATGCAAGTAGTTGAGCGTAGATCCACGCATCGAAGTGCCAACGCGTATAGATGATCCATTGCTAAATACAAGCTCCTGAGCCGAGTCTACCGTAGCAGAACGTAGCTCCTTGAGAAAGCCTGGCAAGTTATCATAAGCATACTTGATGCGCTTAAAGAACTGCTTAGCATTCTCTCGGCTATCGCATATGATACCGGCTGATACGTTGTCGTTAAACAGGCACTTGTCTAGTAAGTACAACCCTATAAATGTAGAGATACCAAGTTGCCGTGCTTTTAATACTATGTTGAGATTGTGTAGATTATCGTAGAGCTCTTTTTGAGCCCAGTTTGCGTTGAATATCTGACGATCGCCCTTTTTGTCCACGATATAGTATATCGTGTTGAGCCTAGTCCATTCATCGGTGAAGATATCGGTTAATAAGTCTTTATGGCTTTGCGTCAGCATCGGATTTACCCTTTGCTTTAGCTTGTAGCATCAATTGAGCTAAAAACTCAAGTAGATCTGAGGATTTTGTTTCCTTGTCATCTTTGTCCCAAGACGCCTTCCATTTCTCGCCGCAAGTCCTTGCCATTGCATATCTTGCAAAGCCACTTTCCCACTCTCGTGTGAGAGCTTTTTGCATAAATTTCTCCTCTTGCCAAGCCTTCGCTTCTTTAAAAGCACCGGCAAAAACTTCATTTGAACGAGCCCATTCTGGCAGTCTATCGGGGTCAATTCTTCTCTTTCTGCAAAAAGAATTTATATACAATCCCTCATCGTTGGCAATGAATTCTAGCAACGCATTAGCTTCTTCTTCAATAGCTTCATCTGTCCATATTTTAGGTCGCCCAGTCGCTTTCCCTTTCGCGTATTGATTACCTTTTGGCGCTGCCATAAATTACCTCTCGTAAAGTCTTAATCTACAGTATTTATCGACTAAAGTCACTTATTTTCGGAAAAGGGCTTGCGTTAAATATATAACCTTGGCATAATGTTGTGTATCAAAAGCAGCTCCCTGGTGACTCGTCCACCAAAACGAGCAGGTTGAGTAGCGATTGATAATTAACCAATAAGGATAAAGAAAATGAAATATACAGTTCTGGCGAACGATCAAGTGATTGGCAAAAGCAATACTAAGGCCCAAGCACAACAAATCCTAAAAGACCATGCATTGTACATGCTTAATGGTGCTGTTCCACGGTTCGATAAACGCTATGATTCCGTGAAAAACATCCTAACAGGATATGAAATCGTTTTGTCCACAAGATCTTAAATCAAGAATTTTGAAATATAAAGGAGCAAGAAAATGAGATACCAAATATACAACACAAGAACGAAGCAAAATGTAGGCAAGCCATATAAATGCCGAAAGAGGGCGAGAACTCGTGCAGAGAAGTTAGATTTAGAGTATGGCGCCTATAGTTATACTGTTAGGTATATATATCCTGATGGAACTGTGTGCTAAAATTAATCAAAACAAGGACTAAAGTTTATGAAAGAAGACTGGCAAGAAGCGATAGAGCAATTTAGGAAAGAGCGTGATACTGCGATCGATAAGAAGGCAAAGCGTGATGAATGCGAGCACAGGCTAAGAGCCGAGCTATATGAAGAAAAGGTGGAAAAAGAAAAGCTAATCCCTCATGTACGAAAACACAGTCTAGAGACACGCAATTTCATTGATTGTCTGCAAGGCAAAGCTCGAAAGCATAAGTAAAAAAAGAGCCGCTAAAGGCATGAAATGAGGAGCGATTTAGGAGGCCCTCCCTTTAGCGGCTAAGGTTTATTCTTCTTCTGATTCTTCGAGCTCATCGAGCCTTCGTTGCATGTCCATAAGCTCTTGCATGATCTTGCGAATAAATTCGCCAAGGGTTGCGCCAAAGTAAGCGCGAGCAAAGTCCTCATCGCCTTCTGTGTCAAATATCTGTGTCACATGGTCTTTACGCCATGACTCGTAGCTATCCCTGAGGTTCATCTAAATATCTCCATAATTTCACTTCAACGTTGGCTTCTGCCATCTCTTCGTCCTGGTTCCACATTTGCTTAGGATCTGTGCCTACTAATGAGGCCTTTGTAATCATCGTGGCGAGGACTTCCACTGTCTTGCCAATCTCCGGTAGCTCCTCAGTAGCGCTTTTCCATGCCTGCGTTGTCTTTACAATAAACTCACTCATAAATCCTCAATAGTAAAAAAAAGTTGCTCCTAGTGCTGGTGCGATATTTAGCCTCGCCATCGGGCTCTGTGATACAACGCCTCACTCTTTGGGCTGCCAGCTGCCTCCAGGAACAACAAAGGTTATTTCTTCTTTTTAGGTGGGATTTTAGCTCCGGCTTTTCTTGCAACATCGAGAGAGATGGCTATGCTCTGCTTCTTCGGGTGGCCACTGGCTTCTAGTTCTGAAATATTTTCTCCGACTGCCTTTTTGCTCTTAGATTTGATCAAGGGCATCTTTTTTCCTCACACATATGTTTAAGTTTCTGCTCTTTTTTATACCTGATGGTATATCTACGTCAAGCGCATCGTGCAAATTTATGTCACGCAGGTCCTCTTCGGTGAGTATTACCTCTAAAAAGTCCTCGTCTTCATCTTTCTCAAATATTACTTTCATAGTTTTTCCCAGCCACTATAGTCGCCAACAAACGGACAGATCGCTTGAGAGTTATTTAATTGATCACATATCCATTGGGCTACTTCTTTTGGAAATCCATAGCCACGAGCCCCACTATCAGTAATCCATCCGCACCTTCCTGGGTCTAAAGAGATAGAATAATCCCTACTTTTATCATCATCATCGCAATGGATGTGCCATTTTTCTTTTTTTCTCATACTTCAAACACCTTGATTACAGTCTTAGGCTGCGTGCCATACATTTTTTCGAGAACCATCTTGACGATTTGGCTATCATCTCGATAAACGATGCCTTTGAGGGCATTAGTCACGAGGTAAGCTAAGTTATCGAGATCAGGCCGGATAAAGTGCTTTATCGTATTAGTCTCCATTTGTGTACGCTCTATGCCTCTAATTTGTTTAGGGATAGGGAGGTAGAAGGTGAGGTGCATCTCTATGCTACCCAAAAGAGGCTCTTTGGGCGCATGCGGCATGATCTGCCATTGTATGCTTTTCTTGTTAAGCTTCGATGGGTCATAAAATACTTTCTTTCCTGTAAAGCTCAATCCCTGCTGAGTTTGCCTCTGAGGCCTGGGTGTAGAGTGTATCTCAAAAATGTACATGCCAACGCTCTGTTGGCATGTTATATATTCCTTTGCTGGCATTTCATCAAGCATTTTCTGCAATAATCTCCATCTCCTCAGCTGCAAACCTATCAAGTTCTTCCTTCATAATGACAACATAACAGCCCTTACGAATACTTTTAAGCTTGCCTGTACGTACGTAGTATTCAATGTTTTTAAAGTTCATATCCAAAATTTTAGCTGCATCAAGGATGCTATACTCTCCGCGTGAGTGATCGAAGACTCTACGCCCGTTGAATGTGCTGTGGAGCTGTTTTGAGCGGTAATCGTCGTAGTACTCATCGATCCACTCTTGGCATGTATAGAGTTTACCTTCCACTTTTTTTGCCTTGAGGCTGAGCCGACGCACCAGATCGTACGCGTTTTGCACTGTGCACTGCATTTGTTTTGAGGCTTCTTTTATTGATATCATCATCTTTTTCATTGTTTCTCCTTGTAATTTTTACTTTTTTCCAATCTTCTTGTGTAACTTTGCCCTTGGTTTCCCTGGCAATAATCAGCTGATAGGCATATAAGGGCACATGACGCCAATGGCACCAATTATAAATGCTCATGTAAGAAAAGCCAGTTTTTCTTGAAAATTCCATCATGTCGATGTTATTGGCCTGTAGATATTCTTTAAGCTGCATGATCACCCCTTTTTGCTATTGACTATAACCTTATCACAATGTTATAGTCAAGCAATATCAATCAACCAAGGAGAAAAATATGAAACATGTTCGCGTATCAGAGATCTTAAGCCGCTTATTCCCCTATACAGACGTAGATCCAATCATCTTAGAAGAAAAGGCCAAGATCGGCACAAATGTCCACAAGGCTATAGTTCAAGACTGCGCAAGTGAGTTCGTAGTCATAGAAAGCGATAGGGCGCAAGCCTATTTCGATAGCTACAAGATGCTTAAGTTCGCTCCAGATCAGCCGATGTTAATCAGGCAGGTTCCTAGGCTTTATTGCGATGATCTCATGATCACAGGCGAATGTGACGGTTTACTTCAAGGATACGGCTCAGACAGGCTTATAGACTGGAAATGCTCTGCAAATGCGCATCAAGAGCAGTGGAACATGCAGGCCCATTTTTACTTATACCTACTCAAAGTAAACGGCTATAGCATATCTGAGGACATGCTTTGGGTAAATTTGCGACATAGAAAGCGTGTAAAATACGGAAAGAACGGACAGAATAAGCTAATTTACGACCCGCTAGAGCCCATAGTTCACACATTCCAGTTCGACCAAAAAGTGCTCGACAAGTGCATGGAAGCAGCAATTAAGTACTGGGAAGAAAAATCTTCTGCTATTTCTGTTGTATAAAAGGTTGTGATAATGTTATAGTTAAGCCATAACCAAAAAGGAGGTCATTCCGTGAAATGGAGAAGTGTAATAAACAATGAACTGCCTGAAGAAGGCGAATATGTATTGTGGAACGATACATCTAGAAACGATAAATTTAAATACTTTGTGGCCAGAGTGAGATCTGAACCAGAAGGCATATTCTTGGCTGGAGCTTACATAGATATTTATGAGAAATTCAGAGATGACATCTTATGGTGTTATATCCAAGGAGGAAAGGAGAGCTAAGATGTCCAACGCACAGATAGTAAAAGATTACGTTGATCGTATTAGAGATAATATAATCAAAACTTTAGATTCAAATCCTGATCATATTTATCCTTTCGTTGTAGGATGGATGCAGGCTGATATAAACCATATTCTTTGTAGGCTAGAATGGGAGTTCCCTGAAGCTTTTAAGAGTATAAAACAGATGTTAAACGAAAGACCATTTGAGTAAAAACAATGAGAGAAATACAAGACTTTCAACAGTTAGGCGACGAATGGGAAGCGATCCAAGATAGGATCACCAGAAGCACTCTTGAGATGTACAAGCGTCAGCTGGAAGGCTATTCAGAGATTCACGGAGTAGAGATCTACGATCTAATGACTCTAAAGCCCGCAATGTTCGGCGAGGACTGCGATATGGTTGCAGACCTTGTCGAATGGATACTAGAGATAGAAGCGGAAATAAAAACCCCCTGATGGATGAGATCAGGGGTAAATCAATCACCAATAAAAATGAGATTGCTACATGAACTATAGCGACCAAGAATATATCAGCGGAGAAGAATATCATCAAGCGATGATGTTCGATTTTTACAAAGAGAGAGCCGAAGAGCTTGAGAATAAGCTACTTATGGTAGAAATAGAGCTTAGTTTCTCTAAGATTAGAGCTAAGATGTGGGAAGACCTATACAATCAAGTTGAATCTAATACTAGCAAAGTGTAAACTTTGTAGTTTAGGAGGTGATTGTATGTTGATATATCCTGTACCAGATCAAGAACTTGGCGAAGAATGGCCAGATGAATTTAAAAAATAAAGGAGAAAACTAATGAGCAATGAAATAGTACAAGCCACCCACTACAAAACAGAGCTTGACTACGCCAAAGAAGTAGGCAAGATGGTGGTAAAATCTGGCAAATGGCCAAAAGAGTGGACCGAGGATACAGTAGCTATCCTAGTGATGTATGCAAGAGACCTGGGCATCCATCCTGTGAAGGCCTTGATGAATGGTTTCGACATCATACAAGGCAAGATCAGTATGAAGCCCATTCTTATGGCAGACATGATCCGTAAGTCAGGAGGCAGCATCCAGATCCTGCAGAATGACGATGTCGCTTGCGTTCTAAAGGGGACACGGAAGGACAATGGAGACACTTGCACAATCAAGTTTAGCTACGAAGATGCAAAGAAAGCTGGACTAACTAGCAAGGAAAACTGGAACAAATGGCGCTCAGACATGCTATACAGCAGAGCTATGGGGCGTCTAGCTAGGCAATTATGGACAGATGTTATTGGAGGCGCATACACCGATGGTGAAATGGAAGACATCAAAGCAGGAACGAAAGCACCTCAGGAGCCTGAAATGGCTCAAGCTGACTTCGAGGTTACTACTATTGTTCAGGAACAACCAAAGATAGAGGCCCTTCCGGCTGCTTCTAGCACACCTACAATCGACGATCTACAAAAAGCCATGTTTGGACACCACCCTATTGGCAAAGACGAATTGCAGGCCTTCCTAATCGATATGTCACAACAGAAGCAAGCATCCGAAGAGGCTATCATCAGGTCTGCCCTAAGAAGTGAAGATGCGATGTCGAAGTTCTGCAAGGCTCTAGAAGAATGGCAGAAGCAAGCACCTGAATCTGAACCTGAAGTCGTTTAGCTTACTCAGCCTTGACAATAGGGGTCTTCATAGGACGGCCCCTTTTTCTTTTCGGAAGCAGTTCCGCTGCCTTCTTAGCTTCTTGCTTCTCTTTGAACTGAGCAAGAGCTTTGCGTGAAGCTGCTTTGAATGAGCACATTTGCATTGTATCACGAGATATAGTCTCAGAAAGCTTAGGATTCTCCCAATGAATTCCTTCTCCAAATTCATCTTTTGTGTAATGAGGTTTTGCATTTAGCATCCGATCTATTGAATCTACAAATGATTGCGGAACTTTTGTTGTCTCACCAGGCGCAGGAAGAGAATTGTTAAACATGAGGTCCTGCTTAGCTTCCATCTGTGTGATCATGGAGAGCATGGTTTTGAGGCTATTTGTGTTTGATAAAGCATGGTCGACATAGTGATCTAAGCGCTTTGCTATGCGATCTTGCATCACAAGGACCAAAGCTGCAATGACTAAAGTTATAAGGGCGAAAAACGTTGTGACAATTGACCATTCCATGATATGCCTTTTTAACTTGGAAGATACCCTATGCATGAGAAATTTGGCTAGGAATTAAAGGCATTTAAGGTTATCTTCTAAAACAAAACAGGCGTCTATCTCGCAAAGAATATTGACGCCTGTTCCCCACAGAAAGTGATACACGAGATCTTAACACTTCCTGTGGATTAATACAACAAAAGATCCAACAAAGGAAGAAAATTTCATGTCCATAGACATCACACTACAACGATCACCGCATGATCGTAATCATCCATATTCAATGATTTCAAATGATCTTATTGACAATATGGAGATATCTAATGAATTAAAAATGTTATTAATATATTGTGTTAGAAAGCCTGACAACTGGGTCTTTCAAATAGAACATTTAATAAAATGTATGGATCTTTCTCGACGGCATTTATATAGAATTATTGATGAAGGTATAAAAAATGGTTATATCTTTAGGCCAAGGCAAGATCATGATGGCCATTTCAAAAGTGTAAAGTATTTTTTCTCTGAATCTCCAATTTTCAAAAAATGTTCGCCGTGTGCCAAAACCAGCATAGCTGGAAATGTCACGCCTTCCTTATATAATAAGACTGAAGAATATCTAGAGCATCCTACAGATGCACCTTACGAGAAAGCTCCGATGAGAGACGACATCGAAGCATTACCCTTCAGCGAAAAAGACAAACGCTCTCTCAGCAAATACCCTCGCGAAGCGATCGCTCATGCAAGCTATTGTCTCAAGCGAATGAAGCAAAAGCCCCCTAAGCCCATCGCTGTCTTCACGAACTTATGCAAGGGCTACATGTTGAAAGAAAAACTTAATCCTCAAGGAGAGCAAAGAAGATCTCAAGAAGATGTGGCGCGCGCGGCCCGAAACAAAGAAAGCTTTTCAAGCCAAAAGTATGAAAAGCTTAGGATGTTTTTCTCCATTGAAGGCGATAATGTTGTGGCAAAATATGGCGGAAAAGTGTATAGTGTTAGCATGTTTAGTGACCTATTTGAAGAAGAAATTTTAAATGTTATAGGCAAATTATATGACCAAATCAATCTATCCTCCTAATTCTCAAGAAGCTGAATTAATTGTTATAGGATCAATGCTAAGCTCAGCGAGTCACAACGACTTCGCCTGCCAGCATTTGCTTCCCCAAGACTTCTTTCAAAGCAAGAATAAGATTATATTCTCTGCTTTAAAGTCTATGTACGAAGAGGAAAAACCTGCTGAAACTCAGCTTCTCATACAGAAGCTCAAGGATGAGGGTAATCTTTCCCAAATAACCACAGAATATATTTTTGAATGCACGTCTTTCTCAAACAATGCTTATCAGCTAGAAGAATATGTAAATATAGTCCTTGATAAGTCTATGCGTCGTGAGTTAATGTTATTATTGAATAACTCTACGCAAGATATCAGCGACGAAAAGCGTTCTGCCGAAGAGATTCTTGAAGATTTCTCTAAAGAAATCTCTCGTATCTTGAAGAAAAAGTCTTCTCACGAATTCTACACTTTGACTGATATCGTCACAGGGAAAAAATCGCCAGTAGGCGTTTCTCTTGGTGAATATATAGAAAATAAAATTAAAGATAGAAGAGACTGCAAAGACTCAAACTGCACAGGCTTGAGCACAGGAATATCTTCGATAGACTCTTATCTAAATGGCTTAGGCAAGTCAAATCTAATCATACTGGCGGCTCGCCCAGGCGTAGGCAAAACTACGTTTGCCCTCGATGTAGCCGTTGATGTAGGTATTCGATCTAGAGTTCCTGTCGGCATCTTTAGCCTAGAGATGTCGATTCCTCAAATAGTCCTTAAGCTTTTTAGCAACTACTCAGGAATGAGCTACGCTGATTTCGATAGGGGCAATGAAGTTGATCTCGAAGAAGTCAAAGAGAATATGGAAAAGATCAAAAATGCTCCAATAATTCTCTATGAATCAAGCTCTTGCAAAATAGGCGATATCATGACAGCCGCTCGTAAGATGAAAGAAATTCATGATATAAGATTTATTATTATAGACTATCTACAGCTTATTGGAGGCTCCGCACGATTCAAGAACTCCGATAGCCGAGTCAATGAAGTTTCAGAAATTTCAAGGAGCCTCAAAATTCTTGCTAAAGAGCTGAATATACCCATTTTATGCTTAAGCCAGCTAAATAGAGCAGTGGAATCAAGAAACGATAAGATACCTATGCTTAGCGACTTAAGAGAATCTGGAGCCATTGAGCAGGACGCAGACCAAGTCTTGATGCTTCACAGGCCTGATCTTTACAATCCAAGCGATTCTCCAGGTAAAGTAATAGTAAATATTGCTAAAAATCGTCATGGACAGACAGGAAGAATCGATCTGGCCATAGATCTCAAGAATGGCAATTTCTATGAGTATTCTCACATGCTGAAAAGTACTATAGATGACTTTAATACAAATAGGTTAAGTGAATGAATGCAAAACTATTAAGCGAGAAAAAGATCGCTGCCGACAAGAATTGGAAGACAATTTTTGATAGAATGAACGCTGGTGAGAAGATTGACATGCACACTATAGTCAATGCTCTCGATCGGTGTAACAAAGCCGATGAGGCTCTCCTGCACTATGAGAAGAGCTTCGTTAACTTTATGAAGGAGCGAGAAAAATATCTGATAGATTGCGACAAAAGCTCAGGAGACGCAGAGATAGATTCTCACTATCAAAAACTTAGAGAACAATACCAATTAATATTTGGAAATGATGTAAAACATGGATAAAGCAAGTAGGGTTGAGAAATTTTATTATGAAGGTGCTGGTTGCCGAACTTTTGAACAATCAGTTGATTTAAATAGGTTCATGATAATAAATGATAGAATTTATAGCATAAAGTGTCTTAATCAAGTTATAAAAAAAGATTGGTTTAAATGCCCAGGGGGCCACATAGACTGCTTAGGAGTAGAACTTTCTTTCGATACTGATGCTGTAGAATTTCTTGGCTTTGATTCAGTTAAAGATAGAGATTTATTTTATTCTTATATCAATAGATGGCTTTTCGATGATGAGTCATTTAATGTAATAAACATTTACTACGCAAGCGAAAAGGAAGAGCAAAAAATATGAAAATCATTAATTTCAAACCAATGGAAAAGGGCTATCTTAGAGGATTTTTCGATGTCGTTATCGAAGAATGGGGCATGACGATGGCATGCTCTTTTTTTAATAAAGATGGCAAGAAGTGGGTAGGACTTCCAAGCAGAGAATACGAGAAAGATGGGCAGAAAAAATATCAGTCTTTGGTAAAGTTCGATGAAGCTCGGAACAAAAAGTTTCAAGACAAAGTCATTGCTATGATTGATGCGGGCGAATATGAATCGATGGCTCCTAGAGCGCCTGCTGTGCCTTCTGATGCGGAATGTCCTTTCTAATGTCAATGCAAACTAAAGTCTGCCCAATATGCAGTAAAGAGTTTACCACCGACAAAAAAGCCCGTTTCTGCGGGCTTCCATGTGAGCAAAAATTCAACAAGATGTCTTCCGGCGAAAGATGGTGCCTAAAGAAGCCACCCCATACGGTTAGCAAAACTTGCAGGCTTCATAGCACCATGGTTAATAGGCCTGACGGATTTGGGTGACCCATGGCGAGGCGATCGTTGGTTAAGACAACCTGGGATAGCGGGTATGGTTGAAAAACGCGTGGTGTGCGATTTAGAATGTTACGATCCAATAGGCCACTATAATATCTATGGTATTGTTATTAGCTGCGTTACCTGAAATTTCAGTAGCATTATTATTCCATGCTGCAATATTTACATTGTCCAATATCCCAACTGCTTGGCTTAAAAGACTACTTGAATTAGGCAAGATTGATTTCCTATTTGTATTTGCTACTATTTGTGTGTTACTTAATGCAGTTCCAGCAGATGTGGTATTATTATTGTAATAAAGTCCTATAGTTTGCGCAGCACTTGCTGTAAACACATTCGTTCCCCCATAGTTTAGCTGGCTACAAATGGTCACTAAAGCTATGCCTTTTCCAGCACCTGGTGCAGCAATAATCTCTACTGGGGTTCCGTGTAAATTTTTAATTTGTGAGTTTGTTAGTGTTATAGAAACTGTCTGAAATGATCCGCCGCTAGCAGCAGCGCTAGTCCAGTTAGTTCCATCGCTTGTGAGTACATTTCCACTTGATCCAGGAGTAGCCCAAGTCTCGGTAGAGTAGACGTTATTTGTTCCATCTGAAACTAGAATCTTACGTGAGGTACCGCTTGCGCTGGGGTAGGTGGGGGTGGAGAATGCTGGATCAGAAGCTCCCGCTGATTGAAGGACTTGACCTGAATTTCCTGCTGCTAAACTTGTAATAGCATTAGACGCTCCACCCACCAATACTCTATGATTGGTAACAGTATCAGCAGAAAAAGCACCCGCTCCATCAAATTTTACTATTCCACTACTAGAAATATTTAGAACGTTGTTTACTGCCATTTATTTCACCTTTTTTCTGCCCTCTTTTGCATGAAGCCTCATATGGCAAGATATGCAGAGGATTTTTCCATTTTCTATGTCAAAACGCAATTCGGGAAATTCATAAAAACATTTTAAATGATGTGCATGAAGTCGTTCAGTTTTCCCACAAGTTTCACATTTGTGTCCACATCTTTCAAGTAATTTTTCTTTCCAAATTTTATAAGCTATATGACATCTATCTTGATCTTCATTTTCATGAACATTTTTCTTCCAATGATGTCTACCTTCTTTTACAGCTATTTTTTGCCCTCTAGATATAGCTAAACGATGCTCTAAACTATATTTTCTTCCTTGCAGTTTTTTCCTTTGCGATTCTATCTGGTCTGGAGTCCGAGACCACTCATCAAGCTGTCGCGTCTCATAACATTCCCTACAAGTAACTGTACGCCCATCTGCCTGTCTTTTATCGACTTTAAATTTCTGAATTCTTTTTGTATCACCACATCTTCTACATGTCTTTTCCACAATCAACTCCGTTTTTAAGTTGATTGTAGCAGATTCTATATTTTTACACTATAGTAAGTGATCCTACAGCAGTTAAAACGTTCCACACAGTAGAAGCGCCTGAAACTACACAAACCATACGTAAACTGTCACGGATATTTACAGAAGCTATTGAGCCTCCTGCACCGACAGTTGTTGAACTTGTTCCTATAAAAATCTGCTGGTTGGCATTTTGGGCAATTTGCCATCCTAGGGCGGTATTAATGCCAGTTATTTCAATTATATCACCGATAGCTGCTGTAGCTGGAAGAGTCATAACGAGTGTTGATCCCTTGTTAGCTATAGTACCTGTATTCACTGTAAATGACGCATTAACAGTAACTACAGACCAGGTAAGTCCACCACCTGTTGAATTGATTGCTAAACTTCCCGCTCCCGTGGTAAAAGTTATGCCACCCGTTCCTGTGAGGGTAGCAAAGACTGGATCTGCACCTGTTGATCCTACAAGTACTTGACCATTAGAACCTACGGCTAATGATGTTAGAGCGTGATTGGTTGCTCCTCCCACCGGAACCGCATGTTGAGTAACGGAAATTGCATTGAAGGTACCGGCTCCATCAAATGCAGTTATTCCACTACTAGAAATATTTAGAACGTTGTTTACTGCCATAATTATACCACTGTTAAAGATCCTGTAGCGAATGTAGCTACGAAAGTTAAATTTGCCTGCTGACAAACGAGAGTTATGCTATCGCCTTGTTGTGTACTAGCGATTGAACCGCCTACACCTGCTGTAGTTGATTTGTTGGCTAGGACTATCTGTTGACCTGCGCCTTGCGTTATGATGAAACCTGCGGAGCCGATAAGGTAAACGATTATCGTTGCGCCTACAGCTGCGACCGCAGGAAGAGCCAAAGATAATGTTGCGCCTCCGGAACAAAAATAGCCATTTTGCACTGTAAGCGTCTGAGAAGCGGATATATTCTGCCATACCATGCTTCCGCCAGCGCCAGAGCCATCGATGTTGATGTTACCGCCAGGATAGGTAACAATGATACCGCCAGAACCTGTGATATGCCCGACTTGTATTTGCTGAGCAGGAGCTGCATTACCTGTCCCTATAGCGAGATCTCCAAGATTAAGGAATTCTCCTAAATGATGATATGCAGAAGCTGTTGGATCGCTAAAGTTTTGGTTTGCACACCACAGTACTTGTCCTTCAAATCCTGGCAATGATTACCTCTTTATAAATAAAATCCTAAAAACACGATATAGCCTTGCATAGTGGTGGGCGATTTAGAAGGACATTATAGAATATAGAACAACTATGTCAATTGTGTTGTCATTGGCAGCATTACCAGAGATTTCTGTCGCTACCGAGTTCCAAAGAGCTATATTCACATTGTCCATAACTCCTGCCGCAACGTTAACTGTTGTGGCTCCAAGAGCGGTATTAACTAAGCTAAATTTGTTTGCAGTTGATGTTAACATAGCATTTGAAACGGCGGTCATGTTGTTCGTGGTAGTCGAACTATTATAATAGAACCCTATAGTTTGAGCGGCAGCGGCTGTAAATGCGTTATTTCCACCATAAATTAATTTAGAAGAGCAGCAGTGAATGATTATCGCTTTTCCAGCTCCTGGAGCCGCAATTAGTTGAACTGAAGTACCATGTAAATTCTTGATTTGAGAGTTGGTAAGCGTTATTGAGGCTGACAGAAGCAAAGGCGCTGTGCTATTCCAGTTAGTGCCATCGCTTTGCAGCAGATTAAGCGCCGTTCCAGCGTTGGAAGGATAGGTTGCAGTAGAAAAAACGGGCGCATTGTTGCCATTACCTTGCAATACTTTACCTGTTGCGGCTGTGCCTATGTTTGACATTATATCTCCTTAAAGCACATTCCATTGCGTGCCATTGTAAATAATATTTACTGCGCCCCAATTCGTTCCAATCACATACGACGCTTGACCGTCGATATTCTTACCGCTAGGCGTAATCGTGATGTTGTTAGAGGCAGCAGAACCAACGTTATCCTTAATTCTATGAATTTGTCCTGTAGTAGGGCTAGCCAATGGAGTAATGGTCCTACCTGAAGATGTATCAACCAAAATCAAGTTATCTTGAGGAACAGTTGTGTAAGGATAAGCACCCGGGGTCGTTACCCTCACAGCATTGTTAGAGCAGACATAGGGAACTTGGGTCGTAGTATTGATTAAGGATGAGGTACCCACAAATATCAAATTGCCAAAATTTAGTGTTCCTGCACCTGTGATCGCATTTGTATTCGATGAGTTTACAGTGCAGTTGGACATCTGAAGGCTTGAAGAAATTGAAACGGCGCTTGCTGTTCCTCCTATCACGATAGAATTATAACATTCTTGAGCTTGGCTTCCACCCACTGTCAAGGCAATAGCACCAGAAGTAAACAATCTACAGCTTTCTATTGAGAGCCTTCCTGTTCCTGAAGAGATGATCTGGCCTGAGAAGTTGCAATCTATTGCTGTTAGACCACCACCGCTAACGGTAAAGCCGAGGCCTATAGTATTGTCGGTGCCTACATCGGAGTTCGTTATTGTCAATATCCCGTTAGAAATCAGGTTCTGATTTGTAGATCCACCAGAATTTATGAAAGTGCAGCCCTGGCAGATGTGAGTACCTGCGGAGATGTTGTAGAAAGCACCATCAACGTTTGTTGTACCAAAGCTATCGAAGATGAATGACGAGGCATTTGCGTTGCTACAAACTAGTGAGTAGAATATGCCGCCGCCGCTAGCTTGTGTTAGATCGCAATCTTTTAATGTCAGAACTGTAGGATTAGCCCCGCTGATTGTGATACCATTAGAAGCGCCAGCAATAAGCTGAAAGCCATCAATGGTCACTCTACCGGAATATGTGGCTGTAATAGAGCCTTGGATTGCAACAGTATTTGAATAGCCATCACCAGTAAGGGCAATGAGGTCTACGCCGGCAACAAGTGTAAGGTCCTCTACATAGTTACCAGGGCGCACATATACTGTCTGACCTGAAACAGCAGCATTGATAGCTGACTGAACAGTTGTAAATGTGCCTCTTAAGCCTACAGTAGACGAAGGATCAACCACAAACGCCGAAATCCTGGTCCTATCCTCAAAGGTGATAGTAGAGACGGATCCATTGGTTTCCATGACCTGGATGCCGCCGGCAGTCTGTCCAAGCAGGTTGAAATTATGGTTTATATCAGGATTAAGTTGGCCGCCTGTATCTGCTGTTAGATGGTCAACAGGGCCTGCCCCGCCGCCTCCACCACCAGCATTTATGACTCCTGCTTGTGACATGCTTTATACCGCGTAATAGGTTGATAAATAGATATTGCCGGTTCCTGCCGTGCCTTTTACAGCTACTTGAACATTAGCAGCTAGAGCAAATTCGCAATCCCATGTTCTGTCGGATGTGACATCTATCAACAAGAACGACCCCGCAGGAAGGTACTCATGATCTGTAATGCCACCATCATAGGAAACAGTCACATCAGTACTTGAAGTACTTGTCAGCTTGAAGATGCGTATAGGATTGGCTGTAACAGAACCTAGATTTTGATAAGAGCCAGTCAGAGTTGAAGATGCTATTGATCTCAACGCTTCAAAGGCTAATTTGTTCTTTACTGCTGGCATATTTATCCTTGTGGTGTTTCAACAACTACAGGAGGCGTTTCTACAGGCGCATCCGCCTGTTTCATAAGCTCAAGCACATGTGCCTTCATCTGATAGAGCACATCATGTAGCTCGCCGAGTGGTGCTGTAGGCTCTACCAGTAGTTGATAGAGCCTTTCGCCAACTTTAATTTCTATACTTGTCAGTGTCTTTTTCATTGATTCCTTAGTTTACAATCATATATCCAACTACGCTGACATCAGTTGCCAATGGCACTGTTGCGTTTGCAGTTGTCAAGGAGTTTATCACAAACGAAGTACCATTAACAATAGTTCCTACACTTAAGATACCTAAAGCTGCAGCTCCTGTTGCTCCTACAGAGGTTCTAGTAAGGAAAATTATTGAGTTCGTAGTAACTGCTGTTGTAGAAACCGTTGCAGTACCCGCGACTAGAGTTACGGTACCAAAAGAGTTGGCTCCTGCTGTGATTGTAGTGCCTACAGAAGTGCTTTGGATCTTATTTCCTGCTGTACCAAGAACTAGATTACCATTGGTAGCTGTGATAGCTCCTAGGGTAGCTGTTAAGGTTGTAGAAGCTGTTAATGCTCCTGTAACCGAAGTTGCTCCGACTAGCGAGATGCCACCTGATCCTGAGTTGATCGTGGTGGTCGATGTGCTACCGGTAGCACCCATAGTGAGGTTTCCTGAAGTCAGAGCTGCACCGATAGTGATTGCGCCTGTCGTTACACCTGTTCCTATAGTTATGTTCGATCCTGCAGCACCTGTCACCAGGAAGTTTCCTGTTCCTACTTTCAGGCTCATAGAGGATCCGCCACTTGTAGAGCCTATAGTTACTAAATTTGCACCTGCAGCAGTAGCAACGTTCACTGTAGCACCAGCAGTAGTTGCGTTTGCTATCGAAACTGTTGTAGAACCTGACCCATTTGCAATCAATACACTATTAGTTGCTCCAGATGAGCTACCGATAGTTATGGAACCTGTTTGCGCTGTTCCTCCTACGAGGATAGTACCTGTAGTTAGACCTGTGCCCGCTGTTATTGTAGAAGTTGTTCCACCTGTAAGAGTCATAGCTTGACCAGCTACTACAGATAAAGCTAGAGCTGCACCTGAGGCAACAGTAATTGCTCCGCTAGTTGCAGAACCTATGGTCACAACGTGAGCTGCATTACCTGTACCGATCTTAACAGTTCCCGCTGTAGTAGCTGCACTGTCACCGAAAATGTTAACTGAGAGTGTGCCACCAGCGTTGGTATTGTTAAACATGTCGATTTTGTTCGTTCCGGAAGTGATACCACCACTGAACAGGCTTATTGTTCCTGTTCCGCCGTTAATCGCGCCATTTAGCACTTTGAAGTTCTGTGTGCCTTGGGTGTTAGCACCACCTAAGAATTGAACTGATTGGATATTGGCACCTGCTGTTACACCTTCCATCACAGCTAGGGTCTGTGCAGCGTTAGGTGTAGCTCCATCCATGAGTTTGACTACTTGTGTGCCTGTAACGGATGCAGCATTTAGAATATCAACCTCATCATTTGCTGAAGTTTGGCCTGCTCCGATAGTTACTGTAGATTGGCCTGTACCTGCTTGGATTGCTACTGTAGAAGTAGCTGAACTGCTACCTATTGTGATATTTCCTGAGCTTTGAGCTGTACCGCCGATTGTAATAGTACCTGTAGTGGTAGATGCACCAATTGCGTAAGTTGAACTAGCAGCGCCATCCAGAGTAAAGTTACCTGTACCGACTTTCAATGCCATCGATGAGGTACTTGTGTTACTACCTATAGTAACGATAGCTATTGTTCCAGCATCACCGATAGCAATTGTGTTCTGTGTAGCCGCACCGTGGCCAATCTGCGTAACGTTAGTGCCAGTACCACCGTTGATACTTACAGTGTTACCACCATTACCAGAAGCCACATTGACTGTCTGTGCGCCCGATGTGTTGTTAGCGATAGAGACTGTGTTGTTACCTGATCCGCTTGCCAACGTGACTGTAGAGGCCGTGTTAGAATCTGCAATTCTTGCCGCAGTAGACCCGCTACCTTTAGTTTCTATAGTGCCATCGACAATTAAGTTGCCTGGGAATTCATCTGGGGATACTAAGGCTAGTTGAAGAGTGCTTCCCGATCCTGTTACGCTGATTTGGTTCGCAGTTCCTATGATATTGATATTGCCACCAGAAGGAAGAGCAACGCCTCCACCATCTCCTGTAAGTTGGGCTACTGTGCCTGATGCCACGCCGATTTGTTGCCAGGTTACTGAGCCGTTCACACCGGTATTTGAGGTGGCTATGAAGGCTGTGTTGTTGGTTTGATTGATGGCGATTGTACCCACATTAACACCCGTAGCACGTGTTGCAGGCGTAGCAGTAGTAATGTAAATGACGTCAGCAGGGTTATTTACTTGGCCTCCTGAGTAGAAAGGCACAACTTTATGTCCGCCCCAGCTTGTGTTATTGAATGGCATATGATTCTCCGCGTAAGGATTTGTTATTAGGATAAAGCTTATCTCCTAAATCATAATTGTGCAACAAGATTAAATCATTGACTATAATGTTGTGATAAGGTTATAGTTGTGGGAAAGGAGAAAAGTTATGTCATCACTAGTAGATCAAGCACAATGGGCAGCAATTATTTTATTATTCTGTGGACCATGGTTTTGGCCATTAAGTGCTTTCTTTTTCTGGTTATCTTGGAAAGAGTTAAGAAAGTAAAAAAATTAGCTTGCCTGCGCCCCCAGATGCTAATCCGGCTTTCGTAGCTACTTTCTTTACAAATTCTCTAGTTAATTCTTTTTCACCTGCTTCTTCTGCCATTTTTAGAACAATATTAAAATTATGTTCTCCATATAGCTCTATAAGGATTTCTCTATCATGAGTATCAAGCATTCTTTCTTTGAGTATATTGCCTGTAGGTCGTGCTTTATGCTGGCCGCCAAATAGAATATCTTTTCCTTTGTGTAGTTTATTTTTCTGAAATACTTCTGGAGGAAGAGCTTGACGCATTTCTTTAATATCATCTACATCATTAAACTTTCTTTCAATTTGACTAGCTTTTAGTTTTTGTGGCGCTTTTATTTCTTTGGGAGTTTTTGGTGTAGGAGGTTTAGGAACTTTCTGCACAGAAGGCACTATAGGTTTTGGCGGTGGCGGGGGTGCTTTTCCTCCTGGAGTAAGCTGTGCTCCGCTAAATTCAAGATCAAACATTTGGCGAAGTTGAGACTGTTTTTCTGGGCTTATTACGGAAGACAATTTATCAATATCAGCTGCTATATCCTGAGGATTGTGTTTGAGAGGGTTTTCAAAGTATTTCCCTAATTTATTGTTGACTATTTCCCTTTCTATATTAGTAGAAATTTGTTGACCGCCAGGCATTTGTAAGAGTAAATTCTGTACCCTTCTAAAATTATCAGGATTTTCTAGAGATTCAAGGTTTGCTATAAAATCATAATTAGCAGGATCTGTAAATTTCTCTACATACTTATTATCAAAGGTTTCACTAAATTGCCGGCGCAGAGCACGTGCTTCATTCCATATTTCTGTAGCTGCCTCATTCCCAGTTTCTTTATTGAACTGTGTTACGCCTTCTTCAAGATCATTACGAAGCACTCGCCACATATTTTTCTGATTTCCAGGCATGTAGGGGTCTCGTAACTTTGTGTTTATTTCCTGGATTTCACGTATTAAACTTTCTTGTGTAACATCATCCCTCATTTGAACAGCTTTAGTTTCTGGATCTCTTATGATAAGTTTTTCGCTTATTCTTCTAGCTTCAGATGCCATAGCAGCTTGTTCAGAATTTGGGGGATATCCCTTCCATTCTCTCATTCTAGATTGAAGTTTACTAAGTAAATAACCTCTTTCACCCTGTATACCTTTCATGGCTTCTTTTGAAGCTGTGTATACATGATTTACTGCGTCCCAAGAATCATTTTGAAGTTTACGGAAATTCTTTGTTACCTGTTCCCCAGCTTTTGCTGGATCAACAATTCTCTGAGGATAAATTACATCGTTAAATACCTGTTCTGCATCTGAACGAGCACGCGCTGTTTTAATAGTAGGGTGCGTAATATTTTGCGTTTGTGTTTTCGGAGTATTTTGACTGGAAGTATTTAATGCTTTTTGATATTCGGCTTGTGCTGCTTGGTTTTCTGCTTCAATAGCTTTTTTAGCTGCTTCTACTTTTTGAGCATGTTCAGCAAGCGCTTTTTGATGTAAAGCTTCCGCAGCTTCACTCTGAGCTAAATATGGTCTTTCAGGAGCGCCATGTATCAATGGATCAATGATTTCTGCTGGTTTTGGCCCTTCAAATAGTCCTCTAGCCCATTTATAGCCTTTACCAATACCTTTAGCTCCTGCTATTAAAGCTTTCCCAGCTAAATGCGTACCACCAAATAAAGCTGCTTCTCCGAATACTTCCCCTGGCGTAGCTGTCTTCCCTTCTTCAATAGCCTTCTGTGCTACTTTATATGTTGCTCCAGTACCAATGGAAGTAAGTATGTCAAATCCTCGCATGGCTGAAATTGTCGGAGCGACATATTTTGCAGCAGATGTAAGACCTGTAGCAATTCCTGTTATCGGCAAAAGAGCTCCTGCTGTCTCTACAGCACCAACTCCTTGGGGTATCTTTCGCTGTAAATTACCTTGCTGTCGTGCTGGTCCTTCGAGATGTCGTGTAGCACCAAATGTAGCTCCAGATAGCAAAGCACCACCTATTTCAGCTTCTCTTTGTCCAGCCATTTCTCTTGATAATGCTGCACGTTCTTCAAATGGCAACGATAGATAGGCTTCTCTCTCCGAAATTTCTTTATCTTGAATATTAACTGTATTATTCCAATCAAAAGACCCTGAAGATGGTTGTTGTTGTTCCGAATTCATAGGTGGAGTTTCAGGCTGCCAAATTGGTGTTGTTTGATCCCAGTTAAAGGTCATTTTAAAAGAACTCCTCCACTTTGTTTAGCTGATGCAATATCTTGCATTCTAACTTCTCTAACTGATCCATCGGGAGCCATCATAAAGGTCATACCAGGAGATGGCGATTTCCCGATAATATTAGTTTTGGCGCTTTCAATATCATACTTAAACTTTAGTTTAGAATTCATTTCTTGCTGCATAGGAGCAATATATTCATCTACTTTTTCTTGCCACTGTTCATATGATATCCCTTTTTCTTTAGCAAACCTTTTCATGGCTTTACTTTTTTCCACATTGAGCACAGCTTCATTCAACAGATTTTCTGCTAGGAATCTATTGGCTTGTGTTCCTTTATATGGATTAGGAATAGATGACATGGAAATCAAGATTTCTCTAGTAGAAGGATTGCTGCCACCTTCTTGTTTAGGTTTTAGAGATTTCCTTAAGAGGCTAAATAATTCTTGTTGTTCAGGAGTTTTAAGGAGTTCCGCTAATTCTGAATGATTCTTTCCCTCTAGAATACCCATTGTTACATTTCTAAGGAAATTAGAGTCCAAACTAACTTTTCCAGTATCAATCAGTTGAACTGCACGTTTCAAATCGGCCACATTTTTCTCAAGATCTTGCGTATTCGTATAAGGTTTGACCTCTGCTCTAATGGCGTCAATATCTTTTACTTGTAATTTTTGATTAAATTGCTGTTTTTGACGTACATCTTCTCGCCTCTGATTTGCTTTGTCTTGATAGTCTTTTTGCAAAGCAACGTTACCTATTTTAGCAGCTTCACTTGCCGCCTGATCATAAGCATCTGCCTCATTTAACAATTGTTGTTGCGGATCAATCTGCTGAGGTTGCTGTTGTGGAGTTCCTTGCTGCGCTCCTTGAATAGCTTGAGGTTGTTGTTGCGAAGCATAAGGATTGTAGTTTTGATCTATTCCTTGCATTATTTGTGCCGTAGCATTCCTAGAAGCATTCGCAGGCCCATTTACAGTAAAAGGTCTTTGTGTTGGAGTTCCTTCTGCTCCAGGTTGTGCTGTTGTAGGAGCTACATTCTGATTCTGGGTTACAGGTTCATTACTCCTGATAGGAGTAGTTCCACCTTGACTTGCTGGCGCGCCACCACGTCCTAAACGTTGATTCAACTTCTCTTCAATGCCGCCTATAAGTGATTCATTGGCAGACTTCTTGTAAACCTCAGTGCCTAATTTCTCCTGGCCAATACTAGCCAATGCCATTGCTTTTTGGATGGGGGTAGCATTAGGATCGGCTATAGTAGCCTTGGCTAGTTGTACTTCTCTTTCCGCTTTTACATAAGCATTATGTCTTGAAAGTGCTCCTATAATACCATTTGGACCCTGAATAGGTTGTACTCCTGCTTGCTCATATCTAGGCATTAAGCACCTCCACCAATATTAGTAGTTGTAGGGTTTATAGGAGGAGTTTTACCGAAAATGTTTGGATACTTCTTTCCAAATTCAGTATTGCCAAGATTAGTCCATGCCTGCCCAAAGTTAGTAAAACCTTGCTCTTCTTGATTAGTTCGAGGTATGTAAGCGCTAGGATCAGACAAGGAAAATTGCGATATCTGCCCTCGATTCTGTGCGTTGAATCCCTTATTCTGGTTGCTCATATTCATCAGGTTGAAGGCATATCTTTCCTTGGCACCTGCGAGGTCTCCTGCAATTTGCTGAGAAAGATTCCCAGCAGATTGCGCAAGTGCTTGTTGCAGAGCGGATCCCCCGTAGCCTGCCGCACCACCAAACTTCGTTATCACATCAGGGACCGTCTGCTGATTGAAGGTATTCACAGCTCTCTGTACAACTGGTTCATAGAATTGATTTGCCCCTTTGCTACTTCTTTGAAGCCTTTCCTGAAGATCAGACAGCTTGTGTGGAATAACATCTTTCTTAAGCTGCCTTTGAAGCTCTCGTGTGCCCTTTTTTGCTGTTTTAGCTGAACGACGTTCACGATATTTAGCAATATGCTGCTGCTCTTTTTCGGATCCGTGACCTTTATAAAGGTCATATCCTGATTTTGTAGCTTGCGCGATTGCTATCAATGTCATTGGGTCTACCATATATCACCTATAATCTTGTGCCTTGAATATTAACGTTAAATGAACCTACTATGCCAGATCCAGATAAACTATGATTGATAAAATAATATTTCGGCCCTGTTCCGCTAGGAACATTCTGAAAAGTTATTGTTAAAGCAACTGCGCCTAAAGTTGGCCCTACACCATCTGTATTTTGCGTAGAAGTCCAATCCCCATCAGCATTTGGATCAACTTTAGTTAACTGAAAAATATAAGATGGCCAATAATTAGTCCTTCCATTTGAATCTATATAAGGTTCTGATCCAGAAACATTTATAAGATAAGATCCAGTAGTATCAAGATTAGGTATCTGAGTCGGATTTTCACTAATAGCCATCTGGAAGATGCCATTATCTTTTTGATTTATGGCAAATGCCATTTCCTCATATAGTCGAGTCATAAACCAAGGGATATCTTTAGGATTTTCTGGCCATATGATGCTCGTAGGCAAATTTGGGTATTGGTAGTTATTATTGTTATTAAGGCCTGTCATGGTGTCAATCTCCCTGCTGGGGATGCCCAAAGTAGATGTCCTAGTATTTTAAACCCAGTCTCTCCATTGTCTGTAATTGTCCAACGGATAAATTGCGCTTGGACATTGAGATAGATCCGTTTCCATGCAAAATCGCTGTTTGGAGGACCATCTAGCGTTACTGTCTTAGTATAGAGAGGAGAATCGTTTGTTGTTGAGTTGCTAAAGAAAAATTGATAAGTAAGCACAACAGCAGCATTTACAGTATAATATACATCCAGGTATCCAAATGTTGCGCTTATTCCCATCTCCCCGATGAATGGGTTATATTTCTTTGAAGTGACATTCATCTTGATCTTGGCACCATTATCATCTGGGCCTTTATTTAAGATAAGGATATTTCCTAAAAAGTCGCCACCAAGCATTATAAGCGACTTTTTCTGAAGTAAATAGTTATCCCAAGTTATGTCTGCATTTTCCCAAGTCAGTCCTTCCGGCCAAGCTTCGGTTCCTATAGCAAAGTCTGCCCATGTGAAGTCTTTAGACTCGTCTAGACTTGTGGCATAAATGACACTCAAGGCCATATTGTAGACAGACCAAGAGTCCTCAAGATAGTTCCAAACAAGCACTTGATCGCTTGTCGCCGAGTTATTTCGCATGGAAGGGTATAACATCCAGGACTGACTTAGAACATCAAATCTCGCTCCATAACATTGTTGGAATTCATCTTGATTAATTGCTTGATATTGGTCGAAGATCTTTTTGTCATAGCGATCCAGAGCCTGGCCATCGGTAGAACAAAGGCCTTTTGTTCCCATAGAAGTTACTATATCATCAAATTCTATCGAGGCATAAGGTGCATCACAAGTTTTTGTAGAGTTCAATTTGAAGAACTGGAATGGAGCAAAAGCACTACCTGTATTTTTATAGATAAAGGTGTCTCGCTGGCAATGAACTATGAGAAAGTCCTTTAAGAAACTAGCGCTTTGTATCCATCCATAGGTGGATAATGATGAGAAACCTCCACTTCCTGGGATATCTTGTACAGTATTTGTAGGTTGAAGGAGGGCGCTAAAGAAGATCTCTTGCCCCTCTGGATTGCCATTTCCTATACTTGTTGTGGGCCTAAAAAACAGCAGTCTATCGCCAAAGACTTTTACATCTAAGGCCCTTAAAATCTGGTTTCTTCCTAATCCCAGTACAGATTGATTTATCGCAAAGGCAGGTCTAGAAAGATAGGTACCATTGAAAAGTGTGACTGGATCAACGTTGTTTGTAAGATACAGAAATCCGAATTGAAACTGAGGTGGGTTTGTGCTTATAGGAACTAAGTTTGTCTGTTTATCCCAGTTAGTCCAGTTGAAGAAGTTGCTTTGATTCCCTGTAAAGTAGTCATTCTGTAAGGTAAAAGTTACATTGATAGCCCAGCCTTTTTTGAATGTCATATTATTTAAGTTAATGGTAAATTCACCTGTAGGATAATCAATAGTTCCTGCTGCGAAAATAGTTCCTGCTGTCAATGAACCTATTCCGTTATCATTTTGAGTCTCCTGAACAACTCCTGTCGTATTATCAACTAGCGATACAGTAATTGAAAGAGGCGCTATATTGCTAAAAGTTGGGAATGTCGCACCTAAAGTAGCTGAAGCAGAATTGAAATTAGTATAATTTAGAGTAGCTCCTCCACCACTATCTTTAGGGATAACAAAAAGAGTTTCGTTTACATCACAGATAGCCTGAAAAGCGGTGCCAGAGCTATTTAACACAGAGAGTCTTCTTTCATCCTCTACAGTAAGTCTAAATGTACCATCAGCCTCATTTTCCCATTGATTGATACCCATTATGGTTAGAGATGAAGTTGATCCCGCATAACCGATAGAGATAGGGGAATTGTTTACTGCTGTGCCGCCTCCATTAACAGTAAGAGACCATGCTCCAGTATTATATACAATAGAACTTCCTGGAACCGCAACACCTCCTCCATTCGGAAGGGTTCTAAAATTTCCAGCCCCATCATCAAAATAAGCTGTATATCCCGTTCCTGATTTATCAAATGCTAGATATACTGTTCCTGGTGTTATAGGTAAATTGTCTGTGATTATTCCGGAAAAAGGGCCACCTGATCCATCAGCAAGCTCTAGGAAATATTCATTAACATTTGTATTGGAAGCGGTTTTATTGACAAAGGAATAGTCTATCATTATAGGTCTTCCTGTAGTCACATTGCTATCAGATGTTATAGACCAATCACCTGTGAGATAATCAATAGTTCCAGTGCCACCCATATTTCCTGTAAGAACACCTATTCCATTGTCAGTATAAGTCTCTGTAATCCCTGGAAGACCAGTCAGCCTAGTTCGAACAGTTACTGTACCTGCGATAATAGGAAGATGAATTCCAGTTGGAGTATTAGTTGAAGGAGTTCCCATATAATTCTTGCCGCCATCCCCATAAGCAAGAATCTGTGAGTTGCAATAAGTTAGATTACCAAGCAAAGTTTGTCCATCACGCTTCCATATCTCACCTCTATTGACGTAAGCATCCTGTACGTCAACGTAGGCATCTTCTGGAGCTATCCATGATTCATAGTACTGGAATAGCCCTGTTTCAGACTTTCCCTTACCGATAAGAAATGGCTTGTATGATGAAAAACTGGTCATCAGTTACCTATTGCAAAATAATAAAAGCCTAAAGTAGAACCATCAGTTGTAATTACAAAATTTGTGTTTGTTATCGTGCTAATGGTTGCAGCACCATGAGTTTTATTTATCTGAGAATGGTAGACAGGTACAACTATAAAACAATTTGTTGGAAAACTTTTCATCCCTATCCCAGTAAATGTTTTAGTAGTTCCTGTAGTCGGAGGATAATTCGAGGCATCTAAACACCACTGCAATATCAAACCACTCGGTAATTCAACCCATCCATTCTGCTGATTACCATTTGGAAAACCCAAAAAGCCAAAGTTGTTCAAGATCGTGGTCTGGCCATCAGATATCAACTGTGTAGGACTTGGTTGAGTTGTGTTCCATGTAAAAGTATTGAAAGTCATCTAAAACCTCGGTACGCTCTGAGCGTTTTCAAATTGTTGTACATATCTTCCAAGAGCTACATTCTCATAGCGCTTAAAGACAGGATAATAAGCTTCATAATTTCCTAAGTCATTCCTATCAGAGAATATCTCTAAAGATGCTCCATAGGCTATAAGCTGGCCCCATTCAGTCTGAAGGGGTATTTGGTTGGCATTTGTTGGATCATCAAGTGCGACCTGAGTGATGAATCCCTGCATAGTAATCTGGTAGACCTGATCGGGGATTGGCCTAAAGGTGAATTCGCTATTGTAAAAGAGTACTCCTTGAGGTCTTGCTGGCTGATAAGCTTGATAGTTATCATAGATAAGTGTGCCATTAGCTGGAATTGACGAGAAAGTTGCACTGAATGCTCCAGTGACATAATTTATCGTTCCTGAACCATTTCCTGACAAGATGCCTGAACCATTTGGAAGGCTATAGCTTGCGAGGATTTGCACTCCAGATGCTACTGCTGCTGCAAATGTGACGGAATAAGCACCTGTTGCATAAACAATTGTTCCTGTAGCGCCGACAGCTCCTACTAGATTGCCATTCCCATCATCATGCATAGATTGAGACCCAGCAGTGATTTGTAGCGTCTTAGGTTGTATCGGAAAGAACTTAAGCGTTCCTGCATAAGGTCCCACGCTAGCAGTTCCTGTAGCTAGAACTTCGCCTGTCTGATTTTGGCCTATGTCTTGTAAGACTTGGTTTCCATCAGTGATGTTAAAGGTACCTTGTATGATAGGAGATGCTTGAGTTGTGCCAGTGAAAGTAGCAGAACCACTCGCTGTCGCTACCTGATCCTGCGTGTATTGCTGTGGCCAGTCTTGGTAGAAAATGTCTCTATCCTGATAGAAGACGAGGGGGAAACCATTCGCGTAAGCCATAGGCTCGTCGGTCTGAAATCCCCCTTCCATAGGATAGACATCCTGATTGGCAAAGGTGCTGAAATAGAATGGCTGTTGGTTGACCTGCTCCTTCAATTCAAAGGGCATTGTATATACATAGTAAGTATTTGCATAATCAGTTATCTGCTGATCAGTCAGCTGATCACTGCTAGGCGTACCAGTAATTGCCCTAATCTTAGTAATAATTTGATTTAGGTTCCAAATAACCATTTTCTAACTCCTTAAGCCCTTACAGGTCTACATTGAAAATAAGGTTTATACCCCGACACATACGTCTCCGGATTACCCTCGAGGTTACGTCTTTCGCTGTAAAGCCTAGCATGGCAAGTATAGGGATCGCCAGGCCTTGTGCCTTCTAGAAGCTGGATAACCTCAACCGGAAGCAAGTACTTCTCTCCATGCACAAGTGTATAATGCTTAAGAGGATGAGTAGGAGAGCGGTAGTGAAAGTAGTGTGTTGCGCCTGGATCTCGGTTGTTAACGAAGATCACATTTTCATGTTTCGGAATCTCTTTAGCCGACACAGCTACTACCTGATCATTGGCATAGATACCATCTGGCACCTCTTCAAGGAAGTTCTTTTCGATAACCTCTTTAGGCTGGTCGTTCAGTCTTGGTATACGTCTCATTCTTGCCATAATTTACTCCTATGGAAAAAGGTTTGTTAATGGATCATCTGGGGAACTTCCACCAGTGATGTTTATAAAGCCTCCGCTAAGATACGGAGAGAAAAACTGAGTATTTACTTGTACGACTATATTGTCTGCGTCAACAACTTGGAGTACATAGCCAAATTGTCCATTGATTTCCTTCATGCCTTTTACCTGAGTAAAGTCGACTCTAGGCACTGAAGCATTGCTAGATAGTGTGATACCATGGGATGGCGCTGTAACCTTCGCATTGACCGATTTCGTGATTCCTGTGATAGCAAATACAGTGATTGGCCATTCATTGGGCGAAGGATATGTTACACCGCCGTTTCCAGCAGGGAAGCCACCTGGCATCTTTACCTCTAGTTAAAAAGACCCAGGGCCGAAACCCTGGGGGTTCTGTACGTTTTAAGCACAGCGACCTTTATTTACGGACCTGTTGCAGGGCTTTGAAGAATAGCTTCATATTCCCAAATATCACTTGTGTTAGTACCTGTACCATTCATGAAGTCTGATCCAATACTTACTCCAATGAAACCAAGGTTCGCTTCAGCTGTTGGCAATAATGTGTTGCTATACAGTGTATCGACTGGCGCACCAGTGATTACATTGAAGAATCCAGAGTTTACACCCTGAGTTACACCACTAGAACTATAAGCACTAAAATTTGAAGTATTAATGTTTACAGTAAATGTAGTCGTACTTGGAACAGAGGTAATCACTCCAGACAAAAGGTTTATTTGGGTCATACCTGGCACACCATGAAATGTCACAACTGTTACACCAATATCACTGGTTGTAAAAGAGTGAGCATCACCAGTAGTCACTAAAGCATTTGCTGCTTGGGAGATATTCCCAGTAGTTGCAATCACCTGGTTAGTACTTCTACGAATGTAAGCTCTATCACCTGTTACAGTAGTATAAGGAGCTTGCTGAGGCGTAAACAAATTATCATCTGTGCTTTGGAAAGCAAGAATACCATTTGTTGTTGACAAACTTGCAGCCGCCACACCTGCTGTATAGGTATACAGTAAGCTAGTAGGAGTGCTTAAACCTGATAGTGTTTGGCTAAAATAGCCTTCGAAAACGCCAGTCATTGGCGAAACAGTATCAATCGCAGTGATGTCTTTTATTCTCAAAGTACTTGGTACAAAACCAAGGTTTAGATAATAAATAGCACTGCCACCCTTTGTTGGTTGGGTAAATGTACCATAACGATAAATAGCCATAGTACCCTCCTTATGAGTGTGTAGAGATTAAACGTGTAATCCAGTTGTCATTCAAGATCCTTGTTGCGAAAGGATACTTGTAGCCAACAGTGCCACGTTGATTCAATGGATCGGCAGTACCAGAAGCACCCAATGGCTTCACGATAAACTCTGCTTCTTTAGAGCCTAGGCGCACAACGCCGTACATTATGTTACTCTTCTTTTTAAGAAGGGGAAAACCTCTTCGGATTCTCCTCACGACCTTTATTTATTCGCCGTGTTCAGACTATCGCTTCCTCTTTCGAGGTCTTCTTACTTAGTCGTTCAGGCTGCAAGAAGCATTTCGGCTTCAGCTTGCCCCTTGTCACCCTGGAGGGTTTCCAAGTCAATCAAAGAAGATTTAGAGAGACCTAACATTTTAGCCTCTTGCCCAAGCAAAAAGCTTGAGTATATTGGTCTAGTAGTACCACCAACAGATGCACCACCACTGTAGCCGTTCGTGTTGAGCAGCCAGCGAGCGTTGCGTGTACTTCCCCCGAAGTACTTGTTACTCAATGACTTACATCATTGGGGCTAGTCCTTTCGGCTAACCTCTCAACATTACTGCTGAGTC